TGCCGACATCGGCGTTGCCGGCGGCTCCAGCCGTTAGCGCCGCAAGATTAACCGGCGTAGGACTGCTGCCGATCGTTATCGTGTTCGTCGTCTGATAAGTCCCACCAGGACCGCTCAACTGAACTCCAGAAGGAAGAACAGTGCCAGCAATGCCAGTGACAGTTGCCGTACCGCCGGCATAGGTTGCTGCCTTACGTCCTCCAAGCCAGATCTGCGCGTGACGATCGAGCCACTCAGTCTCAGCCGTGTCCGGCAACAACTGCTTCGCCAACCAGTCGATGTAGAGCAAGGTTAAATAGCAGAGACCAGCATTAGCATCAGAAAGAACGCGCAAAGCGCTATTAGGAACCATTGCACCTGAATGAAGCCGCGCGGTGACGTAGTCGCGATTGTCCTCACGAACTTGCTCAAGCGTCGGTGTTGTCCAGGGCATTAAGTACCGATCTCCGACCACAAGGTTTGATATTTGAGTTGTATCGCCGACAGCGGACCGCGATAAATCATAATATCTACGTCGATGCGTTGGATGTCTGTGCGTTGGGCATTGACATCGATCCGACTGGCGATCTTATTAGTAATAAATGGCTGCAATGCTTCTCGACAATAAGTCTCAGCTCTAGCGACTGTGGCTCCGTACCGAGAATTGACAGTTGTAATCTTGGATCGATTGAGAAGCCAAAGTCTTGAACCGATTGGCCAGCCATTCCAGATCTTGTCGGCATCGGTATCGGCCCACCAACCTCGTCGGTCGTCGCTGTAATTGTCGGGTAAGGGATCATCATCGTTCGCTCTCCGATCGGTGCCAAGCGCCACGATCACGGCAGTCGCCAGCGCCTGCGTCTCATCGATCAAGTTGTCAGGCCGTTGAAGCAGATCTAGCGTGATGGCGAAAGTGCCGATGCCTTGTTCTTGTACGCGAAGATCAGCCAATTTTTGCCACCGTTTGTTTTGCCGGCGCTGCAACGGTGGAAACGGCAGGCCCGCCCTCGCCGGGATTATCGAGGCCGAGAGCCGTAAATCCAACGGTCTCGAATCGCGACGTTGCTTTATTGCTGATCGTCGGTGAGGTGATGGTGATCTTGCTCGGCTCCAGCGTCAGCGAGCTGCTGCCAACCGAATATTGCACTTTCTGATTATGCGAGACGGTCCACGAATCCTTGTTCAAAGTCAGCGAGGCCACCGTCGAGCGGCCGGCTTGCGAAGATTGGCCGAAGTCACTGCTGCCAGGAGTTCTGGCGCTGCTGCCGTTGCGCGGAATGTTGTCATCGCTCATGATCTGAGTAATGATCTTCTTGCTGTTCGGTGCCGAGATGACGATACCGTCGCGCGTCAAATGCACCTGATGCCCCTGGTCGTCGTGCAAGGCCACTTCGCCTTCCTGCAAGCCATTCAATCGATAGCGCCTGTCGCCGACCACGATGACGAGACCATGTGAACGGTTACCGGTAACGAACACCATGACGCCTTCGGCCTTGTTATTGGCGCCAGTGCTGCCTTGCGTCGGCGATCGCACGCGTGCTGAAAATCCGTAAGGATGAAAGTGCTCGATACCATCTTGCTTCTCGTCGCAATAACCGCGCAGCTGCACTTCCTGCATGTATGGCTGATCGTCGGTCTTATCGATGGTAATGCGATTGATGGCATTGCCCATTCGATCCGTCATCGACCGTTCCGTCAGCCGCCTCATACCGCCTCCGATTTTGCTTGAGCATCGCTTTGTTGGGCTTGCGATTGTGGCCCGGATTGCATCATATCCGCGCCATGGCCGAGCCAGGTCTTGGTGCAAAAACCAAGTCGAGTGATGGTGCCAGCATCGTCGCTCTGCAGACAATTAACTCGATAAAGGCCGAGCGTTTCCCTACCGGAAGGAAACAACATCGGAGAATAGACGTCCATCAATTGATGGGTCTCATCGAGCCATAGATTGCCGTTGCTTCGCTGCCAGCCGCGTACCGTTATAGAGCAATCGAACATCGTTGCTTGATTGAGATCGCCTTCATGATTGACGCGCATCTGTTGATCTTGCATATCGCCCGGATGCTCGGCAACAAAGATGACGTTGCGAAACGTATTGGTCGCAGTCGGACTATTCCAATACGCCGCCGGGTTGCGAACGACATCGCCATTCTTCTGGTTGTCTCCGGGCTCCTGCCCGTTCGATTGCATGCGATCAACGACGGTGTCATACCGCCATATCATCTCGGCCGACAGAATATTGCGACCTTCACGCAACTCCGCTACCGATTGCTCGCTTCCATCATGGCGCAAGCCGATCAGATTGCCGTTCTTGTCATCCATCAAATGAATATTGCGCATCTTGCACAGGCGGGTAACGGCTTCCAATTGTGTCTCGCCGACGTGCGTTATTACGCTCTTGAATATCTTGTCCGCATTCTTTGGATTGCCAAGCAGCGAAAATGAAATTCCAGACGGGCTAAGTATTCGATTGGCTGCCTGCTTCAGCGTGACATTCTTCTGCTGTTCGGGCTTTGCGCTCGATACCACAGAGTCCTGCAGCTTAGACAGGATAACAATGCGCACATTATGATTGCCGGCATCATAGCTGACCTGGCGAACTGCCACCGATCCATTGATCACTTGCCGCCCTGCGAGTGATACGGTTGCCGGATCACCCGGTTTCAGCTGCAGCGAATTCCACGACTTGAAGTTTCCAACCTCGGCGACAATCAGCGTCGCCTGCATCGTAATCTGGTTGTCGATGCTGCGCTCGACATCAACCATCTTCCAGGCTTTATAAACGGCGCCGCCGGCGCGCACTTCGCAGATGTCTAGAGGATTTGGCATTATCGAGACAGGCAGTGAATGCTTGGTTTGACGAATGCCGGATGAACCGGATGGTTCTCGGCCTCGAGTTCTGGTTCACGCGAGGCATCACCATAAAGCCGATTGGCGATCCAAAGCATCGGCTTGATCGAAGGTGCCTGAAACGTCACCACAGTCGGCAACGGCAGCGAGCGCGTGTTGAGATCAAAGGTGATGGCCGCATGAAGCGAAACCAGTGCTCGATAAACGGAGTTATCAAGCAAATCGGCAGCGACCGTCTCGGCAATATCGAAAGCGTCATTAATGCGGTCGATATAATCGTCAACCTGATGCCTGCTGGTATAATCAATGCCCGCCAAGACATTGCCGATCTCGACAAGGGCTAAGCGCACCGAGGTATTCTTTATCGAACTCGCCGGGAAACCCGATGTCATTATGTTCTCGGCGACATTGCGGACATAATCCATGCCATCATAAGAGATCCCAGCCAGCCGCGCGCTGTCAAATACATCTGCTAAAGGAGCCGCAATGGCCCCGGAGTTAATGTATTGCTCGGCATAAACGCGCAGCGATCCGATCTTGAGCCGCAATTCGGCCGCGAGTTCTCCCATGGCTGACTTGGCTACCGAATTGATGGCATCAAGTACATTACTAACGACGGCGACTGCTTCCTTGCGATCGGTAGAATTCATGTTTCTATCGACAGATCTTTATTGCTGGATGTAATTGTCTGTTCCTTAAGATTGACGGCAGACGACTGCATCGATGATTGAGTGTCGGCCAGTGTGTCAAACACGTCGTCACCGACCTCGACGAAGTTCATCTCGAATTCGGCGATGCCGCCGGCGCGCTTGTTTTCCCGCACCGAATATTCGCGTGCCTGGACCGTGTATTCGCCGAGCGTTGGCAGCACGAGCTGTCCCGGCCCTTCCGCCTCCAGCGCGTAGATCAAGGCGTCTCGATCATCCTTGTAATAAGGGCCGATCACATAACCGGTGATTGGAAAAGCACGCGCCCTGCGGCCGAGATCTTCGGTGCTGGGAAGATCGCGATGCGGGAATTCATGCAGCACCACGCGTCGCCCCGATCCCCGGGCATTGGCATCGATCTTGAATCCGACGCCGCGAAACGAAGCCGGCAACAATTCGAGCTTCCATTCGGGAATGTTCAAGAACTGGCCGAAGTCGAACACGAAGCTCATTGCGCCACCTCGGGCGCAGCATTGCCGCGGTTAAGATTTACGTCGCCAAATATCTGGCCATAAGTATTAAATGCCGTGGTCGTTCCTTTCGGAAAACCATTCAAATTGATGTTTAAATTTGCCCCGCCTTCGACCTTGGCCGACGGAGCCTGGGATTGATCAATCTTGAAGCGGTTCAGTTCAGCCTGAAGCGCTGCCTGTTGACGGTCGCGAAACGCCAATGCCCCGGCGCGGCCGCCGGGACCGCCCGCCCATAAATTAAATCTCTCGCCAAACAAATTGACGCCGGTGCCGCCGGCCCAATAATTCGGATCGCCGCGGCTGCCTTGATCAGTAAATCCTTTGGTAATGTTGGTTCCTGCCGCAGCCATATCGATCATACGAAGATAGCCTGCCAGCGCTTCCGGATTGCGCATCAATGCCGCAAGCCGCCGCCCGACCGCTCCACGTCTGATAGGACCATAAAAGCTCTTGCCGCCGCCGCCCGGACCATACATCATTTGCTCGAGCGTAAGAGCTTCCAGGCCCTGTTTTGCCCTGCCCTCGTTCACATATTTCATTCGATTAAACAAACTTTCGGCAACGGCAACGCCGGCGCGCGGATTTTCAAGAGAAACAAGAGCGGCGAGACGATTTTTAAGATTCGGATTATCGGCTAATTGTTTTGCTATGTCGGAACGCTGATTTCTAAGATATTCAAACGTTGTTAAATCGCCGGCTGGAGTTGCCGGTCCACCGCCATAATCTCCACCGCCGCCCCTGCCGCCACCGTAATAACCGCCGACCCCTCCACCGCCAGGATGATAGGCAGCCGAAATTACTCGACCTTCGCCACCGCCGAAACCGCCGCCGCCAGCGCTGCCGGCAAAGCGATACGCGGCATCGGTCATACCTTCGACCACGCCCTCACGGATGGTTTGTTTGAAGGATTCTTTTTGAACTTGCGGCATCGGAGCTTCGCCAGGCCATGTTTTCTGTGTTGGATCTCCCTTAAGCCAATCTGGAACGCGCAATTGAGGTCTTTTCCAAAAGTCAGGAAACATTTCTTTTAATTTTTCTCTAGGATGCCATGCCGCTAGATTGTTAAGTTCTGTAATGAAATTTCGTATGCCCTGAACGATGTCTGGAAGGTTTTTGCCTATCTCTGCAAGATCCTTAGCAAGTTCCGTAAAAAATTCCGTCACTTCTGGAGAAGTAAGCGCATCTTTCCAAGAATTAATTACATCGGTAAATCCTTTGAATGCTCCCGCATTGGCCATCCTCGCCCATGTGCCTTCCCAAGCATTCGCAAGATCGCGCAGAGCAGCGTTAAATTCATTGATTGACTTCAACGCCGGTCCAGTTAATTCGGGAATATATTTACGCGCTGACTCTCTTGCTGCTTCCAATTCCTGTTGTGTTGAATGAGCAAGATCCTTTGGCAGCCCGATTGCTTCCAAGAAACGCTCGCGATCGATCATGCGCGGCATAGTTTGAATGAACCTAAGAATACGCTCGATCGCCTCAGCATTGTCTTGCACGCCGCGTAATGATTCACCAAAGGCGCGCACTCCAACGTCGCCTTCTTTTCTTAAAGTCTCCAGCGCAGGACCAACACCAGCGCGTAATTGCTGCATATTGCGAGCAAATGAATTAAGCGACGCAGCCATGCGGCTTGAACTAACACCAGCTGTTTCTCCCATTGCTTGGAATTCGCGTAATTTCTCGACCGTAATTCCTGTCTCGCGCGATAAGAAAACCATCTCCTTTGTTGATTGAGCAAAATTGCGCAAACCAGCTGTCATCGCTCCGAACGCAGCGCCGACGCCGAGCACCGAAATGCCAATCGCATTTAATGACGGAACCAATAATCCTTTGATGTTCTGCGCGGTATCGGCGACGGACTTGCGCAGACCTTCAAATTGGACCGTGGCGCGGCCGACTTTCTCTCCGCCCTTGCCCATGTCATCAAGTTGATTCTTGAGATCACGGAGAGGCTTAGAGAATTTGTCGACGACCTCGAGAACTATTTTTATCGCCTGATCTTCGTCAGCCATCTTGGGCTTCTTTTACCTCCAGATATTTGACCATCAGTTCATAAACCATTGACATCGGCAGATCGGCAAATTGCAAAGGACTGCAATTGAAAACGAGGCCAAGGCGAATGCAATCATGAACTAGATCTTGCCCGGCACTGGCACGAAAAAAGGCGTGATGCCCCATGCCGCGGAAACCCAGTCGCGCGGCGAAAGTTGAGCGATCGAGGACGGCGGCACATTGCCCAATAGCGACAGCATCGCGTGCATCTTCCGCTCATCGTGCGTCACTCGCGGCGGATCGGATATCGGATCAAAGATAACCGGATTGCCGATCTGCAATAAATCGCGCGCGGTCGGTTCACGAAAGGAAAGTGCTGTTATCATTTCCCCGTGTGCTTCGACCGGCCGCGACAGCTCCAACTTATAAGCCGGCTCTTTATCAGGCTGCTGTGGCGTCTGCGTCCCCGCCGTCATCGGCGAGATATTAGTTGCTCTTTCTACCATTGCTTAAGCCGCCGGTAGTAGTTCGTCGCACGTCAGGCCCTCGAACTTTACGTTGAACTGGCCGTCGCGTGTGTTGATTGTCGAGCGCTCTGCCCGCCAAGCATTACGCAAGACATAAACCGTGCCATTGGCAAGTTCGGCGGTAACGGTCGAATCAACGACGGCATCGACAGCCTCGACGCTGGTGCCGGGAATTGTCGATACGTCGCCGCTGATATACGGCACGACCGGCAATTCGCTGTAGCCGTGAATTGAATCCTGCCCGGCGATGCCTGTGCGTTCTTGCCGCGACGGCATGACTTCCAAGTTGCCGCGGACGGCATATTGCTGGCCATCGACCGACCAGAAGGCGATTCCTGCGATTCTTTGCGCCATGTTTTAAACTCCTATGCTGCGAGTGATGCTGACGGGAATTGCAGGCGGAACTGGCCCAAGACAGCGAACATCCGAAGTTGGTTGATGATATCAGGCGGATAGAGCACGTTGACGCGATTGGGATCGACATCGTCGCGCTCGACGATGAGCGCCTTCTTGAACAAGTCAGTGTTCTCGACCAGCCCGTCATATTCGGCTTGTCGATACTCGGCGACGATCTCGGCCCGAATCAGATTAGGCGTAACGATCGCCTGACCTGGACCAAATTTCGTGCCGTCATTTGCAAGCTTGCATCGCGCATATTTGCTGGTGATCGATTGCTTCATCCTGCGGAATAGCTCCGCAAGCGTCGCCAATGTCGTCATCAGTTCATAAGCGTTATCCGGCTGACCGAGTATGTTCTTCTGATAGGTCGTTTGCTCTCGTGCGATCGCCGGCACGCCGTCAGCCGTGGTCGACTGAATGGCGAGACCGACGCTGGCTAGCGCGTTGAGTTGCGTCTTGTTGAAGCGTCCGGTCTTTGCAGCCGGGAAGATCCCGTCGAACGTCAACGTCTGCAACGGACGTGCCGGATCGATCGAGAGAGCACCAGCGGCACGAGCGCAGAAAGCCCCGGTCCATTCGTACACCGGAGAAGGACTGGTCGGCTCCACAGCCATGATGCTGATCACCCCATTATTGTTGGTCGGCCCGTAGGTGAACAGATTGCTATAAGTGTCACGCTTCGACGTCATCACATGGCCGTAGTCTTCCCTGATCCAGCCCCAGCGACCGGAGTCGGTAAATCCATATTCCGTTCCCCAAGCCGAGATCGAGCCGGTGTCGTTATGCCCCATGCCGACATACTCATAAGGTTCGTCGCCAAGATTGGCGATGGCATTCGTCCAGACCGGAACACCGGTGCCGTTGGCGAGCACATTATTTCCCGGCAGCGTCAATGTCAGTCCGACCGGCGTCATCTCACCACCGAGCGGGCCGAGCACGTTAAGTTCAACGCGAATGTCGTTGCCGGTGATGCCGCGCCATTTCGCCGTCAATGTCGTAGTCGAGCCGATCGGAGCGCCAGCGGTAACAGGCAAATCAAGAACCGCATTGATGGCCGTCTGGATCTTGCCTGCGACTTGCGCTGTCGTATCGCCGGCTGACACGCCGACATTGACGTTCTGCCCGCCGATGTAAAGATCAAGCGTTCCCGGCTGCGTCGGCCCGGCTGTCACGACGATGTCGCCGGTAGCCGCAACGCCAGCGGCGGGTTCGGCGATCGGCAGCAGCACGCAGGGCGAAGCCTTGTTGAGAAGGAAGAATGCCGTGAACATCCTCGCCAGGGGCGATCCCTGCCCACAAATGTTGATGGCATCCTGCATGGAAGCACAGGCAATGGGCGTGTCTACTACTCCTTTACCGGCAGCGATCTTATAATCAGTCAGCAACGCGTATTTGGTAAAAGTCGGCGTGCCGGCTTGTGAAGGATCAACTTCGATATAGACTAGCGGAACTTTCCAGCCCTGCGGAATGTGTGAAAACGAAACTGGCATTGCTTAGGCTCCTTTCTTTCCTTTGAACTTTGCAGGATCGTCGGCCTCGATAAGATCGCCGTCACGGATCATGCGAAACGTATATTGGTCGGCAGTCCAGTAACCGCCTTCCTTTGACAATGGACCATCAGCGGGATGCGGCGGCAGATTTTCGCGACTTGGCTTTACGTAGATTTTTACGGACATTGGTGCCTCCGTTCGTTGGGACTGGAATGTCCCATTGCATTTCGACGAGTGGAGCATGCGGATTGAGAAGCGGGCGAGCGTCGACATGAATAGTCTCCAACACATCGGGAATATATGGCGGAAACGGAATCACCCCGAGATCGCAAGTCAAATCAAATTGCAGTTCTACGACCGGTGTTTCATTATCATGCCCTACCGATCCAAAAACATGAGTTCGCTCACCGCGAGTAAAAGCCTGGATCTGATAGACGTTATTGTTATAAAAAGTTGGATCAGAAAATAAACCATTCTCAATCTCGTACAATGCTTGATCAGCCTTAGCTTCGCCAATGTCAGAATAATTATTAATAACAATTACCGATACACCAATACGCACGCTGGTATGAAACCGAATCTCACCGACATTAGCATCGCCCTCAGGTAACATTAATTCATTCATAAAATAAATGCCACAATAAGGTAATTGATCAACTTGAATTGGTAACGCTTTAGTTTTGCCAAATTTAAAATCTTTAAAAAATGGAAAATGCCGTACTCGATCATAAACTCCATCACGCACCAATAAAGCATAGGTGTTGCTCATGGCCGCGCCACCACAAGTTTTTGCAAGTGCAACGTTGTTTCGCCACCACCATTACGAATAGTATCGGTAACTTCAAATGTTCCAGCATCAGGTAGACCTTCAGCCGCTGGAATGATTACTTGATCGTGTTGCACGGGAGTTATTGTGAATTCAACTTCTCGAATATCAAGAATAGTACGCTGCTCTGAAATAATCGAACCGTCAAGTGCCACTACATCGATACCCATAGTATCAAATATGCCGCGCGCATCGTACGGCAGTTCACCAGGTCGGCTAGCAAACGGAATAAAGGTTACTGGACGCGCGAAAGTATCGAACGCTGGCAGATAAACCATATCTGCAAAGTTAACTGCCATTTATTTCCTCTTAAACTTCTTATTGAATTTATAGATTTTTAATGCACGCTTGCCGCGTGGAGCCACAAACTTCTTCTTCTGCTTTAATAACCGCACAATAGCTGCGTTCTGTTGCGGCATACGCCGCTTTTTAACGCTGCGCGTTTTGGGCGCAATATGCGAATGAAAAACGCGCTTGAATTGCTTGATAGTAGGCCGCCGATGCTGATACAACCAACCTGGATCAGTAACACGCAACGGTGCAATTTGACATCGACAAAATGGATGATGCGGAATTGTTTTTTTAACATCAGCATAACGATAAGGACCACCATTAGCTATATCTTGGCAAAACTTGCAGACCTCATTATCGTTGGCAGTAACAACTCGAACTAACTCATCAGGAGCATAGAAACGACGTTTTTTTCTTGTTTTGATTGTCTGCCCCGTAGTCACCACAACCGCATCAGGATTAGCATCCTGAATCATTTTCATTAGTTTGGCTGCCAATAAATTGGCTTCTGTATTCGGATCAGGTGTCATCGTACCGCGAAGCATTTAAACCTCATGCCGCGTAAAATGAACCAGAATATCATGTATCGCGCGCATTGCCGGTGTTCCACCAGCTGCCGCACCGCCAGCCATGGCTCGAGCCAACACGTTTGGGTCAAAGTAAGTAATTCGGCTTTCTTTATGCCCTATCATGCGAACTGTGGCATCGCCGCGCAGCGTAGCATAATAAACTTCACGCCCAACCATTACCACAGCTTGCTTAAGTGCTGGCGGCGTTTCAATTGGAATATTGTAACCACCAGTATAAGCAATCTTAGTTTGATCGATAAATGTTCCAGCGTTAAGCGTGATCTTTCCCCATTGACTGTCAAGCATGTAATCACTTGATAATATCAATGACGCGCCGCTATTGCTAAAGAGAGTAATATCAGTACCGGCAACGGGATAACGGGCAAGAAACAAACGATGGCAGTTATCTGGTATCTCGGTAAATGTTTCAACAACCCCTTCTTTACCAAAAATTCGATTATTGCAGAGCCGCGCTATTTCGTCTGACACTCGATCCAAAATTCCAGTCAACAATGGATCTTGCGCTGTTCCAGTAATATTCAAAGCAATCTTAAACTCATCAAGCGTCATCAAATCAACAGTCGGCGCCGGAGCGGTAACAACAATATTGGATTGCATTAATTCACATCCGTCTGAAACTGCTGAAATAATTCGCGCAGATTCATCGAGGGACCAAGGCTCCCATCATTCATCAATGGAGCGGCGAGATACTTTGACGCATCAATTTGCCACGCAACAATTTCCCGCGCTGCGGTTCCTGCCAATCCGCGTTCGCCGCGTTCGCCGCGTTCGCCGCGCTCACCTTTCTCACCACGCTTACCGCTTGGCCCAACTTGCCAACCACCATTCGAACTCGGACATGGACCTGGATCATCGCGCGTTGCTACGAACCATGATGCATTAAGCGTGACAACATCAAGTCGATGGTATTTCGCAGTTGCATCGTATGTTCCGCGAATTCTAAACCAGCGCCCATCGATGCCGTCTTTCCCATCAATGCCGGCCCGAGCAAGGCAAACCCAATCATCATTAAGCGTCATATTATCTGGTTCGCGACCGGTATCGCGACGAGCCTGCCAGCAGGAACCTGCGTGGGTAACAATCTGCCCGGTATAATGCACACCTTCCACCCATGCCTTGAGTGGCGGGAGCTTTCCTGGCTGACCCTCGATTCCTTGAATACCCGGTTCCCCTTGCGGTCCGGGAATTCCCTGCGGTCCCTGCGGCCCCTGATCACCTGTAACGCCCGTAGGCCCGGTTAAACCGATTTGCCCGGGTATTCCCTGCCGCCCTTCTGGTCCCGGCAAACCGCGTTCACCAATAGGACCAGCAGGCCCCATCATTCCGGCTTCGCCAGGTTTTCCCTCGGGTCCGGCTGGTCCAGGCGATCCGGGTTCACCTTGAGGTCCGGTCGGCCCAGCGACAGCACTGGGAGGTCCTTGCTCGCCGCGTTCCCCTTGTTGCCCTTTTTCCCCTTGCGCGCCTTGTTGGCCTTTTTCGCCTTTTTCGCCTTGCGGCCCCTGAGGACCTTCTTGACCCTCCTTGCCCTCCTTGCCATCTTTGCCATCTTGACCGTCCTTTCCATTCCTCAATATTTGCAATTTTTCATTCAATGTCTGAATAACAACTAGCAATCGCATTTCGCAATCGCGGCTTTGTTTTTCGATATTGGCGATAGCTGCTTCAATTCTAAGATCAATCTCAGTCTTCTTGCGGTCAAGATCCCGCTCAAGCCGCGCTGCTACAAATCCTAATTCCTCAGCCAGCAAATCAACTGGCGAGATAAAGGTTTCTGACATGCGATGATCGAAATTGCCGACGAAGACGTTCGGCATCTTCTATGCCCAACTGTTGTGGCGGCTTCGCCACCGCTGGAGCCGCTGATGGCGGTGCATGCGGCGCTGGTGCGGCCGGAATAGCACTAGCAGCAGATAACGGCACGACCTGCTGTTGCACGCGCGGCTCCTCACCAAATGGCACTTCGGGTAATCCCTCTTTGAGGCGCGCTTCATTTGGCGAATAAATGCCGCCTTGCACCCCGCGCGTTAGCGCCTCGATGCGATCTTTTTGCGCTGAACGCAATAATGCATCGGTATCGAATTCAACATATTCGTCAGGTTGACCGCTAAGTTGAAATAAAACACCAAAGGCTTCTTCGATATGATTAAGTGCAAAGCCAAGACCGGTAGCAATCCATTCCTGCATCAAAGCTTCGGTCGAGCCAAGTGGCGCTCCACCAAGCCCAAGAATTTGCAGCGGAATGCGAAACGCCAAAGCGATATTCTGCGCAGTCAATTTCATCATCTCGGCAATCTCGGCATCCTTGCCTGAAATTGCCCATGGCTGCACTTTGAGACCGGCAGTCAAAATTGGCGTCTTACCTTGATTAATGCCTTGCGATTGCTGATCCCACCGATCACGAATTGCTGCGACCTGATCCTTATCCAGCAGCATATCAGTTGAGAGCACGGCTGATGGTCGAGCCTGATTCATGTAGAACTGTACTTGTTGTGCCGATATTGCACTGCTGACACTAATATCATTAAGCGCTGCTAGAAGTGGCGACTCGCCAAGCAGAGGATAGGGATAGCGGCGCTGATCGGTATGCAATTTGATATGCAGCACATCGCGCTGTGGCACAATAATTTGTTCCTCGTTGAGTTCGCGATAAATAATGTCATTGCCAGCCAAACGAAAAAACACTTCACCATTCACTGCTAGTTGCGGACGACTGAGACGCGAATCCATCAAATGCAGTTCATTGATTTCAAACCGATCATTGCGCAACGCCAATGCATAAGCATTTCCATCGAGATAGAGCCAGCGTACCAAGTTAAGTAGAAAATCAGAAATTGTTTGATAGGCATTCGGGTAACGCAGAATACGTGAGAGTGCCGACGTCCTGACGCGTTCACGCCCTCCTTTATCATTAAGCCGCCAATGATCACCGGGACACATGGCAACGGTTTGTGAATACGCCGAAACGCAGGCTTCAACCATTGCTGAGCGCGTTGAACCGCCAATCGGCGTGTAACCAAGTTGCCACCAGTTGATTGCCGCTCCATCAGGCAACCAACCACCGGTGACTGGCAAGTAATACGGCCCGGGACGATACGCGCCCTCAATTGCGCGCGTGATCATACGCAGGCCACTTGCGACAAGATCGCGAGCGCCCATTTACTTTTCGGTTTTTGTTTGCCGTGTCTTGTAAGTCTCAGACTGCTTTCCGCCCTCGATTTGACGGGTAACATGACCGGCCTGCGCTGCGGCATTTTGCTCAGCAAACTGATCAGGCCCGCTGCCATCATCTTCATGCTGCAAAATATGCTCGCCCATTGCGGTTCTATCGTTTTCCGCCTGTGTCGGTGTCGGCTTCATGCTTATCTCCTATGCTTGAAGAGATCGGCGAGCTGCCAGAAAGCCCGCCGATGGTTGAGTTACCAAGTCACGTTCTGTGTCCAAGCAACGTCGCCGGTACGACGCATGGCCCAGTTGACCGGGAATACCATGCGCAGCGCCAAGCTATCAGTCTGGAACAGCGAACGTTGCGGAGTAGCAACGACACCAGGCGAACCAGAAACTAGATCAGCTGGTGACGTATCTTCCATATGCAGCGTTGCCTGATCGCTAATTTCAAAGCGAACCGCATCGGCGCCCATGGTAACGAAGTCCGCAGCATCGACAAGAATAACGGTTTTTGCGGTAACCGTTGCCGAGTCGATGATCGGAATATTGTTGAGCGTGCCTCTACCGATCTCATCCTTGAAGGGAAAGATACCGGTGTTGGCGGCCGATGCCAACGAAGCACTCAAAGCATCAGTCGGATTCATCAACCAGCACAGATTACGCACGTTTCCATAAGTGTTGGTTGTAATTGCACCGAGCAATGCCTTGATATCGCCGATGACCGCGGCGATGCCACCACCGGCAGTAGCGCCCGTCGCTGAGACACCTTGAAGCAGACCGGCTGGTCTGATCGTCGTTGCCGCGTTTGTATCAAGCAGTATGCTGTCGAGTGCAACCGCAGTGTCTTCCTGAATCGCCTCACGCAACACACCTTCGATTGCCGGAATGGAATGGTCATTCATTTCACGTGTCCACACGGTAATGACGGCCATCTTCTTTGGTGTGTATGTTTGCGAAGTAAAGGCACCTTGACGAACCGGAATTGCCGCACCTTCACCTACGAACGATCCAGCGATTGTCGGAGTACGTACACGGTTCGGCAGCACAATCTTACCGGCGTTACCAAAGTTGAGCGAAAGACCTTTTGCCGAAAGACGCGGAAACACGCTCTTTGGCATCAGCAATGCCATCAGAT